TTATCCTGGCGAACTACAAGAGGTTCTTGTTAATATGATGTTTAATTTAGGACGACCTAGACTAGGAAAGTTTAAAAAGTTTATTGGTGCTATCAACGAAAGTGATTGGGATAAAGCAGCTATTGAAATGATGGACAGTCGTTGGGCTGTACAAGTAGGACCTAGAGCTAATAGACTCCGTGATAGAGTTCAATCGCTTTAAGTAAATCTTCGGTCCATTGCTCTGTGAATGGTACTATCATTGTTTCTAATTCCTGGGCTACCCATAACACCTATAAGTTTATCATCTGATTTGCCACTTGCTGGTGCACTAGTAGAGTTATTGTTTACTACAACTGGTTGGGGTTGAGCACTGGCCATATCGGCAGCTTCACCACTTAATCGTCCCATGTTTTCAACTGCTAATGCTGTTTTGTTACCTTCAGCATTAATACCTGCTTCATTCATTGATGCCTGATCTAATGTTCCTGATTCTAGTTTTTGTACCATCTCAGCTTTAGCATTTCTTTTCTCTTCTAAAGTATCCTTAACTAGTTGCATATCTTCACCTGTTAAATCATCATCTTTTATGATAGCCTTAAGTTGACTTATAGATGCGTCTTTAAGTTTTTCTTTATCTATTGTAGACTCACCAAATAATTTTTCGTCATACAAGCCACTTTCTTTAGCTTGATCCATACCTGCTTCTAAGTCTGTGGTTGTAGTAGCATCTGTAATTGCATTCTTTATCATTCCAAAAGGACTAGCATCAAATGCTTTACCAAAGAATCCTCTATCGTCTACACCCGCTTCCTTAATGTTAGCTTGTTCGTCATTAATAACATCATCTAAATTTTCACCCTGTGCAACTCTCTTTTCTATTCTAGCTGCTAGTTCTGGATCTTTTTCTTTAAGTGCTTCTAATGTTTGAGCGCCTGTCTTACCATATATACCTTTAGAAATAGTATCTGCATCTGCGAGTCCTAATGTTAGTGCTGATAAAGCTCCACCTGCTGCACTGGCAGCTTTCATACCGCCTGTTGCGTCTTTACCCTCTACACCAAACTCATCTGTTTTTCCAAACTGATTAAATGCTCCATAAGCAGCTGTACCTACAGCAGCTATTCCTGCTAGTGGACCGGCAAACCTTGCTGCTCCTTTTAATAGTCCGCCTGCTTTACCTGCCAGCCTACCTAACTTGCCTAACTTACCGCCTCTCTTTTTACCGCCTCTCTTACCGCCTCTTTTACCGCCTTTTTTCTTACCGCGATTCATAATCATATCCATCATGCCACCACCACTATCTTCTCCACCACCGCCTAGGCCACCGGCTTCAATGTTTTGTAGTGACTCTAACATCTGTTCTAATGTGTCTAATTGTTTTTCTGCAAATGACTCTGTGTCTTGTCCTGTTCTTTCATCTTTGCCTTTGATAGCGTCTGCAAGTTCATCAAATTTTTCTTCTAAGTGCGTATCATGTGTAAAGATAGATCCTTCTGTTGTAGCTTCTTTTGTTAAAGTAGCAATGTCTTCTGCTGTAGCTTCTGTGTTCTCAGCTGTAGCTTCTAGATCAGCTATGTTTTCTTCTGAGGCTTTTCGTACAGATCCGTCTCGGTTTTCTTCTGGAATATTTTTATCTCTCCATTCCTCTTTCTTCTTAGGATCAAATACAGGAAGTCCGTCAGGCCCTAACTTTTTACCACCTTTATCCCTAGATCCATCATATACGCCAAGACCTGTATCACTACTCATCATTCTACCTTGAGCTTCACCTTGACTCTCTACTTCTAAATCTCTTTGTGCTGCCTCTTTAAACTGAAGATCTCCTTGAAGGCTTTCAAAGTTAGAAAGTTTACCTGTGTTAGCATCTCCAAAAATACGAGAACTATCAAATACTTGACTCATGGCATTCTTAGATAAATTCATTCTACCTATTGTTTGGTTTAGAGTTCTATTGAATACTCCTCCACCTATTGCTTTTGCTTTGGCAAATCCTGTTTTACCTTCAGCATCTTTGCCTATGTTACCTTTATCAAATATACCTTTAAAGCCTTTGCTATCTGGTGTACCAAATAATCTATCTTGTGATTCTTGTGCTTGAAGAGGATCTCCCTGATTAACTCCAAAGAAAGCTTTAGTTATGGATGAAACTTTTCCTTCTTTACCTGCAGATGCTTTGTTAACACCTTCCAAGTTTAACATTTTTGCTAAATCTTCTCCACCTGTAACTTTAAGTCTTTCTATATTCTTAGTTACCTGGCCTCTTAGCTCGTTTTGTTTACTAGGATCTTTATTTTCTTGCATTGCTCCCAATGCTTTTATGACGTCTCCTAAGTCTGCCTTGGCATCTTCATTTGCATCTAATGCCTTTTGTACAGCAGCTGCGTTAGCTCCTATATTTTTATTTAATTCTGCTGCTCCTTGTGAGCCTTGATTTTGTAATCTGTTTCTTGTTGTTCCTACAACACCCTGAGATATTCTAACATCTTCTGCCAATGCTTTAATAGGATCTGTAACTGCAAATTTACCTGTATCTACATTTTGGAATTTAGCAGTACCTGTTGTTTTATAATCGCCTGCTCTTTTATAATTAGTTTGACCTACTCTTATTTGTTCGTCTTCTCTAAACACAAGATTCTGTGTTCTATCAAACATGTCTTGGTTAGGTGATAATTCCTGTCCAGATATTTTTCTTTTATTTAAACTTTTACCTGTCGTTTTAACATCGGCGGTGAGGTTGCCTATATCCTTTACTCTACTTTCTCTTTTTAAAGCAGCCTGATCTCTTTCAAATTGTCTGGCATAGTCTTCATCGTCCATGCCATAGCCTCTACGCTTTTTCTCTGTATCTAATTTCTCTCCTGTGCCTGCTGCACCTTCACCTTGGCCTACGGTTGTTTGTTCTGCAAGCTTTCTATCTTTTGCAGATATTGTTTTCTTCTTTCTTTCCTTTTTAATCTTCTCAAATTCTTCAGGTGGTGCACTATCTGTTCCGGCAAACAAATCTCCTTGTGCGCTTTCTTTTTTCTTTCGTTTTTCAGTAGACTCTTTTGTATTCTTAGCTGCTTGATCTAAGTCTTTTTCTGCTTGTGTTTTTTGACTATCCGGTTTATTAGGTCCAGGACCAGGCTTGCCACCCAATCCAGCTCCGCCAATTCCACCTTGTTTACTAATAAGAGCTAAAGTTTTTTCAATTCTATTCAACCCTTCTAGAGTCAATTTATTTTGTTCTAGAATAATTTCTCTGGCTGCTTTACCGCCCTTATCTCTTTTTAGTGCTGCTGCTCGATCCTGGTCAACGATTTGGGCTCTTTCTTTGTCTTCTTTTAATTGTTGACTTTTAGTTATCTTGGCTCTAAGAAAATCGAGACCTATTTGTAAATTATTCTTTGTATCGTTACCTTTCGCAAGTTTTTGGAGAGTTTGAGTTTCTTCTTTTATGGCAGCTTCAAGGTTTTTAACCTCTTCTGATGAAGCCATATCTTTGCCAGCATCACCTACTGCTTTAACCTCATCTATTAAACCTTTTAACCTCTTGTCATCCATTTGTTTTACCAACCTTTATTTCTTTGAGCCTTTTCTTTAGCCTTTTCAGCCTTGTTTTTTAAATGTACTATAAGCATTCCTACATACACTTCCCTTTCCCAGGGCATCATATTTTCTAATTCTGTTAGACTATAATGATGTTCCTGCATTAACAAAAAATTAGTCCTGTAATAATTATCAAGACTTTCCTGAGAAAGGCTTAGGCGAAAAAATGTTCGTATCCATTAATGTTAACTGCTTGGTCTTCACCACAATGTGGACACTCATATTCAATCAACTTCTGTAATACAGGCATTGATCTAATAAACTCTCTCATTTTTTCAAACACATCAATAGGAAGATCATTAATAAATTCATCAACTTCCTCTCTTTTAACATCTTCAATAAATTGTTCCTCTTCTTCAGTAACAATAGATTCTATACAATGTATAATAGTATCGATGTCTGTTTGCCCTTCTTCCTGTGTAACTTTCACTGCACTCGGAAATTTCATTTTTATCATAAATTCATCATTAACTTTTATTTCTCTATCTGCGACTCCACTAAGATCGCCTACACCCATCTCATTTAGATCTAAAGTATAGTTTATAGTGCCTTGGCAATTACCACATACAAGATTAAAATCCTGACTCTCACCAACTGATGCCATTCTTATTTTTACAAACAAGTCTTGTAATTGAAACATTGGCATATTCTCGACATTTAATTTCTCGAATGTGCAATTGTCTACAACTTGAGCACAAGCCTGTACCATCTCTTTGTAGTCATCACCTTCACTCGCTAGCATTAGAATCTTTTCTTCCTTAACTAGAAAGGGTCTGTATTTAACAGTCTCTCCAGATAACGCAAGAGTAGTATCATATACTGGCGTATCTATTTTAGGTAACATAATTTTATTTCTCCATTATTAATTATTTAAGATCCTGAAGAACCCTCTCCATGATCATATTCATTTGCTATAGAAGATCTATTAGAAGGACTTGTTCCAAAAGATTCTATACCATCTCCTTTGTTGGAATCACTAGATTCCCAATACGCTGCTGAGACAATTAGCGTATTTCTAATTGGCGCTACTGTACCACTAGACATAGGTACTAAGTTTAAAACCTTTGGCATACATTCATACAAGCGCCATTTCTTTGTAATATTGTCTTGTAAATCTAAAGTAGCAATATCAACAGTACAAGTTACATCATCTATATAACCTAGTTCTTGGCTATTAGTATCTGCACAAGCTGATATCCACTCTTCAAAAAATGATCTCAATTCCCAATCATTTGTTGTTAGAAATGTAAAGTTAATTTCGTTTCCTAAGAATCCTACTTTAGTGTTTCTAAAGAAAGTCCAAGGACCTATGTTAAATTCTTTGTTACTTAATATCATACCTGGGATTTGTACTTCTTCACAATACAACTGACCTGTTTTAATAGGATCTTTCCTATCACCTTTCCCTACATTTTTGTCTTTTATTTCCCCTAGATTAAAAGTAACCTCAAACCTATCTGCTCTAGCAAAGGTTCTTTTTTTAATATCTTCTATGTAATTATTAAGTTTATGATTTGCTGGCATTATACTTTCCCTACATTAATAGACTGACGTCTTTTTCTTTCTGGTTTTTCCATTGTTGTTCTATATACTGTTCTATCTGATGCACCAACAAAGTTTTGTACAGGTAAAAATATAGCTGCTTTCCAATTTTTAGGATGTACTTCTATCATTTTGCCTGTTATGTTAACAGACAAATATTTTTTAACAGAGCCTCTTACTTCTGGAAATCTGCTAAAGTTACTTAAATAACTCCAATTAGCTTTTAATTCACTTTCATCTGTTAAGTTTCTATTTGAAGGCATTATCTTATCAATAAGATTTGCTCTTAGTGTAGGAGCTAAATAATGTAGGTTAATACCACTAAATCCAGATGGCATTGGTTCTGTAATTATAACCAATGGAACAGTATCATAATATGGTAAGTCTGCTTTCCATTTAGGGTCATAAGAAAACATATACATTTTTCCTACTGCTAAAGTTCTTGCTTCTTTACCTAAATCTGTTTGGCTAGCCTCTTGAAAAGTATTAACTCCTCTAGCATATTCACGAACAGCACGAACATACCATTGGACTGACTTGTCTTGGTGTCTATTGCCTGCCGCTTGCTGTATATCTTTGAATGGTGTAGCCATGTAAGTATTTATACTAGATACCGAGTTCTTTCTCCGTAACTATTTTAAATTCCATGCCTTGAGACTTACAAAAATCCTTAGCAGCTATCCATTTAGCTTCGTTAACTCCGTATTGTGCTATTTCTTGTAAGTATCTTTTAGTTTTTCTTTTGCCTGGCTGTGGAGCTTTTGTAAATCTTTCAGGTTTAACCTCTATTAAATACTTCTTTATACTATCTTTCTCTTGTACTTCTATATAGAAATCAACCATATACCTGCGTATCTTATTGTCTAATGGATTGCGATAGGGTATAGCAATCTCTTCTGATACCCAACCTTTAATAGAGTTACTACGATCACACCAGTTCATAAACTTTAATTCGTAACTTGATCTATAGGTTATTGAGTTGAAGTCGCCGAGATACTTCGTTGGGTTCTTAGGAATAAACTTTCCTTTATAAATTTCTTTGGCATAAACCATATAAATAAGACTATAATGTTAAATAAGTATTTATAGGAGAAAACATTGGCTGGCCAAATATACAGTTATCCACAAGAATTAGGAGATAAAAGATTTCCTAACATGGTTAAGTTCAACATCTTTGCTAAAAAGATTACAGCAGCTAAAGGACAAAGAGACTACGGTGATTTATCTGCTTCGGATATACAAAGTCGAGCTAATGAAAATAGATCCAAAGCAGAAAACTATGAGAAGATAACAAAAAGAGCAACCTTAATAGCAGGTACAGTAGGCAGTTATTATGCTGGGAAGGCCACTTCAGGAGATAATGTTAGTAAGTTTATGGAGATGGGTAAAGGTTTATTCGGCGGAATAGTTACTACAGGTGTTATGGCTGCTGTAGATGAAAATCAGGAAACAGTAAAATTAAAAGAATCAATATCTCTTTATGTACCTCAATCTATTATAGCAGCGTATACAGCGAACTGGGACGAAACAGATTTGGGTCCTTTCGCAGGTCAAATAGGAGCAGGTTCAGGTGGAATTACAGATATAATGAATACAGACGCAATGGAGCTTGGAGGAAGGGGAGCTATAGCAGCAGCTGCCAATGTACCCTCAGCAGTAGGTGTAGGAGATTTTGATTTAGGTAATTTGTTTGAAGCTACAAGTAAAAAGATTGGTAACCCATACAAAGAACAATTATTTAAATCAATGGGCTTTAGGCAGTTTTCATTTCAATATCAATTTTCTCCTAAAAACGAGAAAGAAGCAACAGAGGTTCAAAACATTATTAGTTTATTTAAAGAAAATATGCACCCAGATGTTAGTGAGGATGGCATGATGTTAATTTATCCTTCAGAGTTTTCTATAGAGTTTCATCATAGAACAAGTGATACTTCATCTGCAATAAACAAAAACTTACCTAAAATATCTTCATGTGCATTAAAAAATTGTAAGGTAACTTATGGCCCAGATGGAATGTTAAACACATTTAAAAATTCAGAAGGCATGCCAACAGAAACAACTATGGAATTACAATTTGTAGAACTAGAAACTCTTACAAGTAAACGAATAAGAGAAGCCAGAGAAGAAGGCAAGGGAGAATTTTAATGTATTTCAAAGCACTACCTAGAATGGTTTATCCCTGGAAAGATAACGAAGGACAATTTAAAGGAGCCGTTGTACCTGATATTTTTCGTCGAGTACAACTAGATAAATTTTTTAAGAATAGACAACTATTACTTAGTGAATGGGTAGAAGATGGGGACATGCCAGAACATGTAGCACACAAATACTATGGCTCTGTAGAGTATCATTGGATTGTATTATTATCTAATAATATTACTGATGTTAGAAAAGAATGGCCACTATCTCACAGAAGTTTAGTAGACTATGTTGAAGATAAGTATGGCACAGGTAACGCATCGGCAGTACATCATTATATAGACAATACAACTAAATTAATCGTTGACTGGGATCAAGCAAAATTAAATGCAGGTACAATTTCAGGAGTTTCCAATTATGATTATGAAACAGAAGTTAATGATACCAAGAGGCAAATTACATTATTAAATAAAAAGTTTTTAAAGGACATCGTAACACAGTATAAAAAATTGGTGAAATAATATTATGGCCGAGGAAGTTTTAATAAAGCCCGGTGATGTAACAATAGACGAACTGTTCATTACAGCACACGATGGCACAGACTACAATCTCAAAGACGAAGGAATGTTCGCAGAAATTAACATATACGAAGATATATGGAATAAGTTTTTGACAGGAAACATTGCTCTTAAAGATGCTACCAACTTTATAACAAACGCCCCTATAATGGGAGGTGAGTTAATAACAATAAAATTAAGAACTAATACCTTCGAGGATACACCGGATACAATTATAGATAAATCATTTCAAATTTATTCAATTAAGAATAGAGCATTAAATAATGATAGGGAACAATTATACATGTTAAACTTTTGTTCTATAGAAATGATGTCAGATCAAACACATACATTATCTCAAAGATATAAAGGCAATACTGAGGATATTATAAAAAACATATATGATAATTTTATAGTAGAAGCAAGACGTCCAATGGAAGGAACAGACCCAACAGGTATTCTTATAGGAGATACACCTCATGTTTCCAATATAAACTTTATTGCAAACAACTGGACACCAGTACAAACTTTTGATTTTATGTCTAAATATATTAGAGGCAATAAACATGTAGGAGCAGATTTTATATTCTATGAGTCATCCAAACGATTTTATTTTACCTCATTACAAGCATTAATAAATGATGGTAAAGATAATGTTTTTGAGGAATATGTTTATTCTCCTTCGAATTTAAAAGTAGAACACAGGAGTTCAGGAGATAAATTTATTGGTACTCCTTTGCCTTTACCTTGGTGTAAAATTGATGCTATGAAAATACCTAGAACTATAGACATTATAGATGGACAAGACTCAGGATACTATGCCCAAAGTGTAAGAGCATATGATATATTTACAAAAGAAACTATAGCAGCTGAAATTGATGTTAGAAAAGATTTTAGTAAATTTGTTCATACTGATGATGGAACGCCTGTACCTGAAGGAATAAAAAGAAATCCTAACTCAATGACAACATTAAAGGTATTGAATAGTGTAAACAATATGACACAAACAGCAAATATACCTGGCTCAAAATCAGGTAATTCTGATAGTGAAAATATTATAGGAGCAAGTTTATTTAGAGACAATTATTTTAATTCTTTCAAAGACTTTCAATTTGAAATAGATGTGCCTGGTAGGACAGATATAGAATGTGGTAATATAATTTACATACAATATCCAGCACCTAGATCTAAAACAGCAGATTTAAGTTTTGATGATATATACGATAAACAATTATCAGGCAAGTATATTATTACAGCAATAAGACATAAAATAGATACAGTAGCTCATGTTATGAAAATGGAAATTATGAAAAATGGATTGCCTGAATCAATGGGTGAGCCGGAGAGTAGAGATGAGTAAATTAAAAAATTATGGTAGATTAAATGTTCCAGATTTTGTCTGGTGGATAGGTGTTGTAGAATCAAGAGCTGATATTACAAAAACAGGAAGATACAGAGTTAGAATTATGGGGTATCATACTTCTGATACAGAAATACTTCCTACTAAAGACTTGCCTTATGCGCCTGTTATAAACGATCCTACAAATGCAAGTACATCTGGAATTATGGAAAATCCTAATCTATTACCTGGCTCAACAGTAATAGGATTTTTCTCTGATGGAGATGAAGCACAAATGCCTGTTATATTAGGTTCCATATCAGGACTCCCTGCAAAGAAAAACGAAGATATTTATGTAGAAGAAGGATTTAAAGACCCTACTAAAACATATCCTAGAGGAGGTTTTGATGAGCCTCTCCAAGACGGATTAGCAGGAGCAGGAGAACCTGACATATCTAGACTTGCTAGAGATGAAGCAGCAGAAACACATTACACACTACAAACAAAAAGAGCTGAACGAGAAGTAGATATAAGAACAGCATCAGCTCCTTCAGTAGAAACAGATCAAATATTAGATGATAAAGAAGGTATAGATTACGAAGGACAAAAATGGGAAGAGCCTTATGCCAGAGGTAAAGGACCATATAAAACATTTGAAATGGAAGAATTTACTCCTAAATATTGGGACGCTTTATCAGATCTCAAATCAGGAGGAACAGGTATTCCTAAAGAGCCAGGAACATATACTTCCATGTATCCTTATAATCAAGTTAGAGAAACAGAATCAGGATTTACTACAGAAATTGATAACACAGCAGGCAACGAAAGATATGCTTGGTATCACCCTGTAGGAAATTTTGAGGAAGTACAAGCAGACGGAACAAGAGTAAATAAAATTAAAGGCTCTGACTATGAGATTGTAGCAAAAGATAAAAATGTTCTTATAAGAGGTTCTTGCAATGTAACTATATTAGGCGATGCCAAAATGTTAGTATCAGGAAACAAATATGAGGAAGTCGAAGGAGATTATTTCTTAACAGTTTTAGGAGACAGAGTTACAAAAATTAATGGTAACGATATTAAATCTGTTATAACAGATGAAAACACATCTATAAAAGGAAACAGAACAGTTCGTGTAGCATTGGATGATACACAAACAATAGTAGGAAAACAAGAAGAAACGGTTGCTAAATCTAAGAGTGAGAAAGTAGGAGGCAATGTAACAGAAACATTTGCTGGAACACATAATACAGTGGTTTCTAAAACTAGATTTAATCAAATAGGAAGTCATAGCAATGTACAAGTAGGTGGCAACTTATCATTAGGAGCAGGTGGAACAAGCACATTGGCATCTCAAGGAGATCAAACAATAAGAACATTTGCAAACTTAGATATGGATGCAGATGTTTCAATGACTATTGATTCACCTACAATGTCTATAGATGGACCTGCAGGAAATATTACATCTAATAATGTAACATTACATACACATACACATGGACAAACAGGTGGTACCAACCCAGATTCAGATAAAGATGTAGATACAAAAGCACCTACATCAGGAACATAATAGGAGGATAAAATGAGTTGCGGATTATCAGAAGCAATGAAGGGAGCAGCAGATCAAGTAGATGCTTTAAACGAAAAATTTGATGCTGCAGTTATGAATTCACCAATAGGAGAATTAGGAAATATAGCAGAGAAGGCAGAGGCAGCAGCACAAGGTGTTATGGATAAATTAAATGATGCCATACCATCAATTAAACTTCCTAACTTGCCTTTTGATCAACTACCATTACAAGATCAATTTAAAGAGTTGGCAGCATTAACAGCATTGGGTATATTACAAGCGCCAAAAATAGCTCAACAACTTGAATTAATGAAAAGAAAGTATAAAGGTACTGATATAGACATAGATAATTTAGCACAACTATTAAGAAGTGGTGCAATGGATATAGATAAAATATGTAAACTAGTACCTAATGTAGACATGCAAGGTGTTAATGTAGAAGTCAAAGGTGTGCCTACATCATTTCCAGACATCGATCCTGTGGCACTAATTAGAAAAGGTAAGTTACCAGACTCTCCTATTATAGACAAAGACTTTATTCATTTAGATACACGGGTTGTTAGCAAAAAACAAGCTGATGATTTTTTAACTATAGAGCTACCATCCTTTGACTTTTAAGTATAAATACTAATATGGCCGTTCAAAGACAAAAAATAACTAGACTATATAAAGATTTCGATCTAGCCTTCGGTAAAAATGCAATAACGGGTGATATTAATAAAAAGCTAGATGTAAATGCTGTTAAACAGTCAATGAAGAATTTAATATTAACTGAGCTTATGGAAAGACCTTTCCAACCAGACTTGGGTTCTGCTTTAGCTGGTTTGTTATTTGAAAATGCTACAATGTTTACAACAGAAAGAATCAAAGTAACAATAGAAACATTATTAGAAAACTTTGAAAGACGTGCAAAAATTAATAGTATAGATGTAGAACCTAATATTGATAATAATAGGTATGATGTATCAATTAATTTTTATGTTATAGGTATTAACGAGCCACAAGAATTAGAAGTCAAACTAGAGAGAATACGATAATGGCACAATTAAATTTAACAGAATTAGACTTTGAAGATATAAAAACTAATCTAAAAGCTTATCTGAAATCACAAAGTGAATTTTCAGACTATAACTTTGAAGGGTCAGGCTTAGCAACACTAATAGATTTGTTAGCATACAATACACATTATAATGGTATGTTAGCACACATGGTTTCAAATGAAAACTTTATTGATACTGCTGTAAAAAGAGAATCAGTAGTATCTATTGCAAAGGCACTAGGATATACCCCGAGATCATATTTAGGAGCAACTGCAACAGTAACAGCTACAGTAACACCACCCACATCTTTTACAGATACAACCTTAGAACTTAGTAGAGATACTGCTTTTACATCTGCTATAGGAGGCGTAACATATAATTTTTATCCTTTAGAAAGTGTAACAGCCTCAGCACAAGTTATGGACGGTGTAACAAAATTTGTTTTTACAGACTTATTATTAAAAGAGGGTGTAAGAACATCAAACTCATTCACAGTAGAGGCAGCAAATCCTCAAGGTCCTTATATTATTCCTAATAGAAGTGTTGATGCTTCTACAATAAGAGCTAGAGTACAAACATCTTTAGGAGACACTTCACTAACTACATGGAATAAATCTACAACAATATTAGATGTTAAAAAAGATAGTAGAGTATATTGGTTAGAAGAAGGAATAGATGGATTAACACAATTAAGATTTGGAGATGGTGTGCTAGGAACAAAACTTGCTGTGGACAATATTCTTTCAGTAGATTATATTGCAAGTTCAGGCACAACACCCAATGGAGCCAAAACATTTAATGTAGCTGGGATTGTATCATCATCAGGAGAAACTGTTTCTGTTGCTACTTCTAGTCCAGCATCAGGAGGCAACATCCAGGAAACAGTAGATGAGATTAGATTTAACGCACCAAGATTAAATGCTACAAGAGATAGAGCAGTTACAGAATCAGATTACAAATCATTAATATTACAAAGTAACTCTAATATACAATCGGTAGCAGTTTGGGGAGGAGAGAAAAACGATCCTCCTATATATGGTAAAGTATTCATTTCATTAAATCCTGTCGAAGGACAAATTATAACAGACCAGGATAAAGATAATATTAAGAATAGTATTATTGATCCT